GTGCTGCCGTCTGTGTCCTTGTATGCGAATGTGTCGCCTGACACGGCAACGTTGCCACGCGCGTAGGCGCGCATGTCGCGTTGAAATTCTCCGAATGTGCCAGCTGAATCATGGCCTGCCATGGCTTCCTCAAAGACTCCGTCAGCAATCGCGCCCACGGTCGGATCGTTCAGCCCATTGACGAGGCCGTCTGTCGCGACGTGCTTTGCATCCACGTTTACATCCGTAGCCGCATGCAGTCCGGCAGCAGTTCCAGCGCCATCGGGAACGGTTATATTTGCCCCGTCCGTCCCACGCATCGCGGTCCCGAGAGGCGGTAGCGCATTCGTGATCGCGTGAAGGGCTGCCGCTGTGCCTGCGGGATCGGGCACGGTCGTATTCGCCCCGTCAGTCCCGCGCATGGGAGTTCCAAGGGGTTCCAGCGCATTTGTGATTGCGTGGGCGGTCGTCACGTCTGATGGTGCGGCGCGCGTCGCCACTTCGTCGCTGATGTCCTTCAGGTCGTCGGAGTCGCCACCGCGGATGTTGGACTCGGTTGTACTGAGCGACTGATCGACCCGGCCGCGTTCGGTCCCGATCTTGACCGGGAGGATCACCACATCGGCTGTCGACGATTTCCCCGCAAGCGTGACAAAGTCCCCGTCCATCTCGCCCGCAGTCAACGTGATCTTATACTCGCCGGGCGCGTTCGTCGCGTCAACTTCTGACGGCGAGTTTGATGGTGACGCGGGCGTGCCGTCCGTGATGACGCGCAGCGTGTGATTGGCCACGTCGCCAGTCTTGGGCGCCTGGTTCGCGGTGTCCCACGCGGTATAAGTCACGATGATGGACTGATTCTTGATCGCCACTAGAGGGCTCCGATCACTACAGGCTGAAACAAGGGCGTGCCGACTGCTACTTCGAGCGCGCCAAAGGTGAACATGGCGGACGCGGGATAGTTCTCTGCGCTGAATGCGAGCCAATCAACACCGCGCGTGACGCTCGATATGATGACATGGTCGATCTCGCCATCCCACAGATTGGCCGCGCCTCCGAGTTGGTGATTTCTTCCAATGCGCCACGCATCAGTTACAACGGGAAGCGCGGTTAAAAGTGACGCTGATGCGGCCCGCTGTGCCCCGTCGCGATACACCCTGAGCACGTCACCATCGTATGTGCCCGCGACGTGATGCCATGCGTTTTCAGTAAGGCTTGCAAACTCGTTGACTGCAAACCACCCGCCGCTATTGAATCCGCAACCGATACGATTCCCGGTCCCCGTATTCACATTGATGCCGAGCTGAAACTTGACATTGGACACGTCGTTTGAGTTGGTCACAATCGCACGGCAAGAGCTGGTTTCAGCAAAGGTGTCGGCGTTGACCCACGCCTCGATTGTGATATTGCTGCCAGGCGTCACCGCGTTGATACCGACTGGGATCTCAAGCCAGCTATTCACCGTCTTGACGTACTCGGTCGCGTCCGCGATCTTGCCGGTTGCAGCGAACACGGCAGACCCTTGGTCAACCGCATCAAAGCCGCCAGACGCCCAGTCAACGGCCGGGCTGGCTGCATCGGACATGGGATAGTATGCCTGCGTGTTGCCGTCCATGACCGACGACTTGGCCTGAGCATCGCCCGCGCCTGCGTTGCCGGCGTAAGCGTAGAAGATGGTGTCCCCGGTCCCGATGGAGTTGGCATTGAAGTGGACCACAGGGTCAGCGGCCGACCAATCCTCGATACCGTAGGGCTCAAGGGTCGTGCCATCGGCGCGCGTAATGCGGAGATCCTGGCCCGCGCCCTGCGCCTTGGCCTTGAGCGTGGCGGGAATCGCGACGGCCGCGTCACGAGACGACAACGCCCCCGACAAGCCGGGAACGGTCCCGTCAACGGTCAGCTTCGTTCTATGCGACCATCCAGTCAGCCAGGCCATGTTTTTTCCTAGGGCTTGATCGCGTAGCGAAGGATCGCTGCAACCGTTGTAACAGTAATCAAGCCGGTCCCAATGCTGATGCCGATCACAAACCAAAAGGCCTTGTCCAGCTTTTTCCCCCACGGGCAAGAGTCAACGTGGGCATCGATGATGATTGGCGCGGCCTCGTGTACCACTTCCTTGATGAATGACTTTTGCTCTGGTGTAAAGCTCGGCACGTTAGGCCTCTTCCGTGTAAACCAGACGATGTTTTTCAGTGAGTCCCGCGAATCGACGCATCACGATCTTGGTTGTCGCGCGCGTGTTCACCTTTTGCGCCTCTTCCAATTCACGCCCGCGCAACGGGACAATCGCAACCGACCACGTTGCGACGGTCGTGTACGTGGGCGTCCCGCCCTTCCCGCCGTGCGTGTCCGTCGTATCATCCAGTTCTTGAATGAGTACGCGCTTGTTCAGTTCCCCGGCTTTCATTGGCCTGCTTGGCATCAGCTTGGAAACTCCAACAGGCGAAATCCCCACAGCAACGCCTTGACCGTAGGATTTTCAAAGATCCTTCGCTCTGATGTGGATTCCCTAAACTCAAAAGGGCCGGCCGCAAGCAGCTTGATCGCATCAATAATGTCTGATGGAACAGAGGCCGACGTTGCGCCATAGCCGGCCACAAACTCAACACTCACATCATTGATATGGCCCAACGTGCTAGGCCACGATTCCCCAAAAGCCGGTATGATGCGGCCCGGCTGGCTGGAAACGTCTACGGTGTACAAGGACGAACTGAGCGTCTGCGTTGCTTGGTCTGTGTCAACATAGGTAATAACCACATCCGACACATCAGACGACAGCGGAGACCATCCAGGGCGGATCACCGAAGGGAAGCGATCCCATGTTTCAGTGAATGTCGCGTTGATAAATCTTCGCCGCGCGAACTTTTCAGCCGCAATCCTTGCTGCCTTGATATGGACAGCAATGGTGCTATCTTGGCGAGTCCCATCGATTTCCTCATGGAGCTTCTGCTCTGCCACGCTAACAGGCTCGACCGTCGGCTGTGTCTTGACGATGATCCCGGTTGAATGGATTTGATGTGACATTAGCTCGGCTTCCTCCGGCAACTGGCGCTCGGCAGTGGACGGACGCGGCTTTGCATCCGGCCGCCGTCAGGCGTCAAGGCTGCGGTTTCCATTATCACACGCTCCACATCACTGGTCACGATCTCGGCTGCACCTATCTGGATTAGCCGTCGCGCTTCATCTGCGGGCAAATCAACAATCGGCCCATTGGCTTGAAGCAATCGAACTTGCATCTTCCCTCCAAGTGCCCGAGCCGACCGAGGACGTAAGCCGACTCGGGCTGTATGCGGGCCGGGTCGCTACGGCCCACTTGGTGCGCCGCCGGACAGCGTCAGTACGCCGCTGTCACTCCACAGGGCACCGACCGAAAGCGGGTCACTCGTAGGCAAACCCGTGATGATCAGGTCCGTCCCATCGAACGTGGCTTGAACGTCATCGTCATCTCCGAACGAGAAAAAGCCATCGTCTTCGATGCGGATACGGCCAGCACTCGCGACGACCAAAATGTTACCGCCGGGAAGCTTGTAGACCTTGGGTTGATACGACGGGTCAGGAGCCATGCTCTTTTCCTTTCCATCCGCTGGTTGCCGTCCCGAGCGACCGAGCTAGCCGCCCAGGACGTAGCCACTCAAGGCGCGGATGATGTCTAAGCGGTCCCCTCTGCGGGACTGACGTGGACTTCGCCGGTGACGAGGTCGTCAACGTTGTTATCCTCCGGCTGCAATCTGCCGGTGGACTGGTAGTAGATTGCGCTTTCCGCTACGGCGTTCGCTCCATCCTTGTCGATCACGACGCGGATGTATCGCTCGCGGGGCTTGTGGATGTTGAGCCAGAAGATCTGGTCGTCATCATCCGCGGCAACCGTGATGCCGGTCCCGAGCAGATCAGCGGCATCGCTCATGTTCGCGATAGCGCCCTGCTGGGCTTTGATGGATGTGACAGCGCCTCCGGCGATGGCGGCAAAGTGGACCGCGATCAAGGCGCTCTCGTACCCTGCCATGTCGAGCACCGCGCCGTTACGGTCAGCGGTCCCGCTCGCATAGCTCAGGGCAGTTGTGATCTTGATGTCCGTCCCGAGGTTGCTCACCTGTCGTCTCCTTCGTCTCTGCGGGCCTTCGCGGTGACGTCCTTGGAAGACTTGACGCAGGCGCGATCAGCCAGGAATGCTTCCCCGGTGTCCTTGCCTACTTCATAGACCTTGCCAAGATCGTAAAACCCGTGCGGCCCGGCTGCTCTTTTCAACATCTCGACTCTCATTGTGCGACCTCCAATGATGCGGCTCTACGCCAACGTCACGCGGGCGAAAGCCTCTTCCAGGACGGGCATGCCGTCGCCTTCGGATCGGCAGATGTAGCCGACCTGGTTGGTTCGGGCGTAAAGCTCGACCAAGACCTCAATGGTCATGGTCAGCGCGTCCACGATCCAATACTTTGACCAATCGCCGAAGATGCCGACGTACAGGCCAGTCGTGAACGTGTTGGGCGCGAACTCGGACTGCATGTACGGCCGCGTGAGGATGTTGTCGGGCTGTCCAGCGGTCAAGCCGGGCTGCCAGATGTATCGACCGTCGCCGTCCTTGAGTTTGCGGATCATCTTGATCGCGTCCCGATGGAACATCCACTCGCCGATCGCCTGATACTGCGGCTTGAGCGAGTAGAGAACGTCCATCAGACCATCGGCCGTGATCGCGGTAGTGCTGCCGGCCACAACGTCCTGCCCATCGCTGATGCCCTTGTCGGACGCTTCGAACACGCCAAGGGGCTGCCCGAAACCGGAACCAGTAAGGTACGCCTTCTCTTCCGTGACAGCCTTCTTGTAGACAAGGCGGTCGCGGACAAGGGAGTCAGCGGACAGCGCCGATCTGCGAAGCAGCGTCTTGCTCACCTTGATGAGCTTTCCGAGCGGATGCGGCGTCAGCTTACGACCGCCGAGCGCCAGGGACGAATCCTCGGAACCAGTTTCCAGTTCCGTAATCCAGTCGGAATCCGAGATGTCCGTGTCCAAACTGGGAACGCCAAGCGATTCGGAGGTCGCAAGCGGGGGCAGGACGCGGGCCTTTTGACGGATGAATACGGCGTCATCGACGGCCTGGATGAGTTCGCCCATCCACTGAAGCGACGGCGAGAGATAGCCGCCGGTCGTGTCCAAGTCTTTCTGCATCGCGCGGACTTCGTGCCCGTCACCGCTCACGAGGTAGCGATTGAACGCGGCGCGGTACTCATCCGTGCAACTCGGATCATTCAGCGTGATGCTTCTGCGCTCGCCGATGATCGAGTCGCGGAGTTCCACGACTTCGGGCTTTTTCCGGTCTTCCGACGTTCCGGGCGTGACCGGGGCGGTCTTGCGGCCTCGGGACTTTTCGAGGTCGGCTTCGTACTCATCGAGCTTTGACCGGCGATCGATCGCCTTTTCAGCTTCCGTGTATCGGGCTTCCAGGGCGTCAGCGTCGGCCATGCACTTATCAAACTGCTCGTTCTCTTCGGCGGTCGACTCGCGCTTCTCATCAGCCGCCTTGTCGAGGATTGCGCGGCCCTGACTGATAAGGCCCGCTCTTTCCTCGCGCATCTCTGTGGGGCTTGCCATCTGCTTCTCACTTTCTGTTGAGTCTCGGTTGAGTCTTGCGGTCGTCGGACCGCCTTCTATGCACGTTCGGCCAGAGCCAGACGCATGCGGCGCATACGGTCACCGGCTCCGGCTGTTTCCTCTGGTTCCTGCTCGGCCTTCCACGCATCGTATGACGCGCGGGCTTCTGTCGCATCACCCATTGATCGGACGCCGGCCGCCGTGGCCGTGTAGGCCGGGAACGTTACGGGGCCAACATCAAAGACTTGCGCCTCTTCGATCTCGCGGATCTCGAAATCATCTTCCTTGATCCACCGTTCCACCGTGGCAATGAAGCCAAAGGACGATCCCGTGACGTCTTTGCGGACGATGTGCTGGCGCACGTCATTGGCAACGGACGTGTCAGCGGCCTCGATGTCATAATCCAAGCCGCGCTTCGTTGTCTTGAGCGCCATGGTATCAGCCGAAGTGCGGCCCAGGACGTTATCCGGGTTGTGATTGAACAGCCCCCGGATGTCATCATCCTTCACGGTCTTGTCAAACGCACCCCGTTTGATCCTCTCCTTGACGCCCGGCCACAGTTCAAACTCCGTCCCTTTGTCCTTGGGATCATGGAACACGGCCGCCGTCCCTGTGATGTGGGCCGGTTCGTCGCCTTCGCCGCCACGCACGGCAACCGGGGCCACGTCCGTTGCGAGGAATCGACGTTCAATCTTCAATATCCGCTCCTTCGGGCTCTGGGATGATGATGGATAGACACTCTTCGGGCGTGCTTTGGGACCATTCAGAGGCACTCAACAGGCCATTGGCAACGTCTCGCGCGTCCAACATAGGCAGGCCAGACGCCTTGGCGGCGTTGAGCGGAGGCGTCAGGGCCTCGATTACCACGGGCCGATGCTTCTCAACGTCGAATCCAGCATGCTTTGACGCCTTTTCCAGCCGCGTACACATGCGCGACAGCACGGCCCGGATGCTTTCCCGGTGTGCGGCGCGCAACGCGCGGGCGTTTTCTTCCTCTTCGGCGTCCGGTTCGTCCGGTTCGGGCGGCGGATCTTCCCCTGGCACCGGCTCAGGCACCGGCTCGGGCTCATCCTCTCCGATGATGCCGACGTTCAAGGGCTTCGTGAAGAATTGCAACTCAGGCTCGCTGTTCATGCTCTCAATGCGCCTCACTTCGTCGGGCTGCATCCAGCCAACGCCGCCGGTCGCAATCTTGTGGGCTTCGAAGCGTGACTTGGTATCGCCACGCAACAGGGCGGAAACGATGAACTCCGTGAAGAATGCTGAACGGCGCGGCGCGGAAAACAGCTTGTAATTGCACTCAAGTTCCCAACGCCGGAGCCACCGCATCATCGTCCATGTCACAAACTCGATCTGCTGATGCTCGATGTTGCTGAACGTCGCGTTTTCGTTATCAACCAGCATGTGGGCCGGAACTTGGAACCAGCGCGCCACGTCGCGGACACTGAATACGCGCGTTTCGAGGAACTGGGCATCCTCCGGCGGTATGCCGATGGCGTTGTACTCCATGCCCTCTTCGAGGATGGCCGTCCGATTACGATTCGCCGGGCCGCCCCCGTTCGCGCGGTTCCACGAGTCAAGGAGCAACTGTTGCGCCGGCGCGTCGAGTGTCTGGGGATGCTGAAGTACGCCGCTCGGGGTTGCGCCGTTCCCGAAGAAAGACGCGCCAAACTGTTCAGTAGCAACGCCAAGACCCAGATTCTCGCGAGCCTTCCCTACCACGGAGTATCCTTCCAGGCCATTCCAGCCGAGGCCACGAATATGCAGCATGTCGCGCGCTTCGATTGGGGCCACGCCGCCACTGTTTGACGTGACCTCGTAGATCAGCGTCCCGTCTTCGAGCAGCCTTGGCTTTGTTCGGTCCGGCCGCAAAGGCCACAGGTTGATCGGCACGCCGCCGCGGTTGCGCTCGATCTCGGCATATCCGTTGCCCCACAGCAGGACGTGGGCCTGAATCGTCTCGCGGAAAATCAGCGGGTCCATGAGCGGATTCGTGCGATCATGCAAGATCTTGTACACGGGGTCGCGGGTTGCCTTCTCTTTCCCTTCGTCCACGCGCCGGAACACGGCGAACGGCAGCACGCCAAGAGCCCCGGCGATGATCGACACGGCCGCCCAGACAGGCGAATACTCAAGGGCGTTTTCTTCGTTGATGTCAACGCCGGCCGTGGTCGTACTCCCCCCGCCAAACAGCTTGCTGATCCAGTATGACGGGCTACTCGGGCTTGATCCGGGCAGCTTGTCTGCACGCGTCGAGAGTATGTCTGCGAGAATCATCCTTTGATTCTGCCTTTCGCCTGCGACCATTCGGATTGGGCAAAGACCACCGCGCCTGTGATGGTCAGGCACAGCGGTATTGAGTAGAGCCATAGGCCGGCTGCCATGGTCAAGAGGCCCACCACTGAAGAAACGGTTTTCATTGTGGCTCCATTGGCGCATGGACTCGGACGATCACAGTCCGCCCAGGGGGCAGGCTGAAGTCGTGCAAGTCCGGCGTCATAGCGGCGTCAGCCGCAACCTTGGCAACGTAATCAGGGACAGTCATGCCGGCCGCCTCAGCGGCCCGGCGCACGGCCGCGCCTTGCTGATCGGTCATGCGGACCACGAGTTGGCAGGGCTTATCGGTCATAAAAGATTCCCTATGAACTTGCCGTCTTTCATCAATCGGCCAGGGGGCGGCTCTGGCGGCTCGGGCGGCTTGGGCGGATCGGGGATTGCTGTTCTGAACGCCTCATATTCTTCGTCCGTCAGAACTTGGCCCTGTTTGAGGACTCCTAGCTGCAAGCCCTCTTCGAGAATCACCGCAGGATTGCGCTTGAGGTTGATCATGCGCGCCAAGGATTCTTTGAGAGATTCGGCCATGGCGGGATGCATTTCCCCTGGATAGGAAAGGACGATCACGTCGCCGGGCTGAAGTTCTGCCATGGGCAGCGAGAAGCCCTGGATGACGACTGCCGTTGCCACAGGCGGCGTCTCTTTGACGCCGAACAGCCACTTGACAAAGCTTCTCATACCATCACCAGCCCTTTCGCCCGTTCCGGCGTGTTGTAGATGCTTCCTTGCCGCGACCCGTCAGACGATATGGCCCGGCCGATCGCCATGACCAACGCCACGATGCCGTCAATCTTCTCCGTGCTTTTCTTCTTGGACGGCTTCAGGTTCCCGGCCGCGTCCATTTCGACACTCACGTTGCTGGCCATCCAGCGCAGAACGGGGTTGCCGCCGTGCGCGATCTTCCCGCCAAGGACCAGCTTCTCAAGCTCTTTCGTGGGCGCGGACATGGACGCGAAGCCCTGGCCGAACGGGACCATCTCAAACCCGTCGCCAGCGAGTTGCGTCGTAAGCTGCGTCGAGTTCCAGCGGTCAATGGCAATCTCCCGGATGTTGAATTGCGTCCCAAGTTCGCGGATATCCTCTCGGATCACGTCGTAATCGATCACGTTTCCAGGAGTCAACTTGATAAGGCCCTCGCGCGCCCATGTGAGATAGGGGACCCGATCCCGCCGTTCCCGCGTGTGTGCGCTTTCCTCGGGAATCCAATATCGACTTACGGTAGCGCCGTTGTGCGGGAAGTAGAACTCAAGGGCGGCGATATCGGTCGTGCTCGCAAGGTCAAGGCCCGCGTAGCACTCTTGACCATCCACATCCTCAATGGCTCCGGCGCATTCATCCCATTTGTCCATTTGTAGCCACCGGACATCCTGCTCGGTTCGGATGTTCAGATGCAGCCGCTTGAACGTGTTTTCATAGGCCGGCGACTCCTGAGCCCGCTTGCACTCGCGTTCCAGGTATTCCGGGCTCACGGAGACGCCAAGGTTGGGGTTGGCCTTGGCCCAGATCTCCGGGTCCGTCCAATCGTCGTCAATCGATGCCTCGTAGATCACCGGCAGGAACGCGCGATCCTCAATGATCCCGTCACGGACCTTGCTGGCGTAGTCGTGCTTCCGGTTGCACACGGACGGCCGTTCAAAGTCAGAGGTCGTGATATGGACGATCATCGGCTGTGACCGGCTGCCCGTGCTCGTCAGGAGCACGTCCACAAGATCGGCGTTCGGCTGCGCGTGCAACTCATCGATGACGGCAAAGTGCGTATTGTACCCATGCTTCGTATTTGCATCGGCCGAAATGGCCTTGTAACTCGTGCCTTCCTTGGCGTACACGATGGATTTCCCGGTTGAGTAGACCTTGACGCGCCGTTCCATCTCGGGGCACTGAAACACCATGCCCTTGGCCTGATCGTACACGAGGCACGCCTGGTCCCGGTCTGCCGCGGCGGAATACAGTTCCGCGCCGGGCTCGTGGTCTGTGAACATGACCGCCAAGACAAGAGCCGCGATCAGAGTCGTTTTCCCGTTCTTGCGGGGCACGAACACAAAGCCCTCGCGGTATCGCCTCATCCCGTCCGCACGCTTCCAGCCGAAGAGATTGGCGACGATGGCCCGCTCCCATGGCTCAAGGATGAACTTCTGGCCGGCCAAGGCCCCCTTGACATGCGTACAGGCTTCCTCGATGAAGTCAATGGCCCTTGACGCGGCCACGGGATCGAACCAGTCCCCAGGCGCGGCCGTCGCTACGGGGTCGTATCCGGGGATTCCCTGGATGATGGCAAGCCACTTTGCCGGGATCTTAGGCAGTGTCAAAGTGCCTCTCTACGCCCTTGCCGCGATTCTCCCGTGGGTTGACCGTCTCAATGGACAGGCCGGCGCGGGCAGATGGGGTCAGGCCGAACTCGCGTTCAAGCCGGATCAAGACCGGCGTCAGCTTTAGCAAGACGTTCAACTGGCCTTCCATGCGCGTTGTCGACACCTGGATGTATCGATCGACCAAATCACAATACCGGGCCAGGGCGTTCCGGTCGCAGATGGCCAATACGCCCATGGCCTCAAGTTGCGGAACAAGACGACGCCAGATGTTCTTCGCGCCCTTGCCCAACCAGTCCGGCCGGCGGGGGCGGGTACGGTCCGCTACGGGCTCATTGGCCCGGTTGCCGGCCAGGGGCGAACCGCGCATGGCAAGCACGTTAGTGGGGACTTTTGGGGGTCCGGGCAAGTCTCTAACCCTCGAAAAAAAAGACAAAGTTTGAATTCCGGTCTACAGATCGGACGTTTCCAGAAAAAACGCCCCCCCTACCACCGCCAAGGCCCATCGTGATAAATCCCTGCGTCTGGGTGTCCATCATTCCCCTGTCCCTGTCTTGCGTGAGTGACACGACTTGCACAGCGATTGCAGATTATTCAAGCTGTCCGTCCCCCCGCTGCGCTTGGCCTTGATGTGGTCGACCTCCGTTGCAGATACCGTCTGCCCGTAGGCACGACAGTGACGGCACAGTGGCTCAAGCCCGAGCTGCATCTTTCGCACGGATTGCCATCGTCGGTCATACCCGCGCCTTGCAGCGCTTGGCCGGTTGTCTGTGTCTGGCCTTGGGCCTGCTTGTCTCTGTCGCTGCACATGGGTCAGTGGTCTTGTGGGCATGGGCAAAAGAAAAAGCCAGCACCACTGGGATAGTGATGCCGGCTCTGGCCGATCTGTGCCGTGTTGTCAGTCGCGCATTGTCACGACTTGCTTCTTGATGTTGCACCTCCTGCATGTGATTACGGCTTGCAGGTAGGCGATAACCTCCAACCTTGAACTCTGAAACGCAATGCGACCGTTGCGAGACTTCGCCAGGAGGGTGTTACACTTATCGCATCTGTGTTGCTCCCATTCAGCATCCTTCATCGGGGCGCATTATAGCCGATGCGGGTTACGGTGTCAAGGCTTCTTGGCGTATTCATGCCGCCCCAGCCGGCAAACCCACAGGAGGATGTCGGCCACCCCAAGAGAGAACACGAAGATAATCGCCAGAAGGCCAATGCTTTCCAACACGTTCATTCCGCTCATCATTTTTCCTTTCCATCCCCATGCACAGGCACGGCCTCCCAATCGCCGCAGGAATCTTCAGGTTCCGTCATCGGCCATTCGGTAATTCCTGCATCTGGCCCAGACTGGATCACAACCGGCGCATGGCGCTTACACAACGCGTCCGTGTCGGTGAGATAGTGCCACCAAGTACAGGTGGGGCAGACCCGGTCTTCATCCATCACCGTCTCCTTATCAAAGCCCGTTGCCGTCTCACGCGCCGCCTGTTGGCCCTACGCATGAGCATCCGGCTGTTCCTGAAACCCACCCACCATTTGCGAAGCCACTCTACAGCGAATGGATGTATTGGTATTGCGGCCTCCACACAGATACCCGGATCGCATAGGCTTTTCCAGCAGGCCACAACATCCGCGCCCGTAATTTCAGCCTTCGGCAGATCAATCTTGATATCTTCCACGTCGCACAAAAACCCGCGATCAATGAACGTGATTGTCGCCTTTCCCGTTTCCATTGGCCTACCTCCCAAGCATCACGCATCCGGCAATCACGAATGACGCGGCTGCGGTCATTCTAAATGCTCCCCAAATAGCGTGCCCTGATCGCCCATAGCCTCGGCGCGCGCGATATTCCCGCATGCAGCCCGCCAGTATGACGCCTTCAGTTCAATGCCGACGAATCGACGCCCAAGGCGGACGGCTGTGTAACCCTCGGACCCGATCCCCGCAAACGGCGAGAATACGACATCGCCAGGGGCGCTCCACAGCTTCACGCATCGTTCAATGACGCCAAGCTGCAACGGGCAGATGTGCTTTTCGTCTCGATCCTCTTTGGCCGGCTTCGTTTTGAGCACGTCCGTTTCGCGGATTCCGCTTGTGCTCTGATCGTGTTCCGGGTATCCGGCCGCCCCGCCAGCGCGATACCAGACAGGGGCGGCCCATTCGATCCACTCATTGGCCGTGATCCATCCCCCATCGGGATTCCACCTCGGATGATTGCCCGATGGAATCTTGACCGCGTTTTCGCCCGGCTTGCGAAACTGGATCAGATGGTCGGCCATGGCGGCCCGGCAATCGGCGCTGTCCGTGCCCAGAGTCTTGAAAAGCAGCGAATGATCCTTTGTCCGAATGGCCTTGAGCTGCGGGCACTTGTCGATGGTGTGCTCGCCGTAAAAAATCCACCCACCCGCCTCCATGGCCCGTATCATGTCACCCCTGAAGTCACGCAGGCCCACGTAGCCATCCCGACCCTTGAATACCGGCTCCTGTGTCAAGTGGATCGCACACGACCGGCCCGGCATGGTGATCCGCAGAATCTCGGGAATGATGTAGCTGAAATGGGCCAGCAACTCAGACATGCTCTTTGAGTTGCCCAAATCGCGGTCGCTGTCCGTGTAAGCGTACATGCCCGGAAACGGCGGACTGAATACGGACAGCCCGATTGATTCATCGGCAACGTCTCGGATGATCTCGCACGAATCGCCCTGATACAGCGTCCAAGTCTCGCCCGACTTCTGGTCAATGACCGCGCCCATTGATTCCTCCTGTCTTGAGCCATGTCGGAAGCTCCATCTTGACCTCAGGCTCGTAAACGATCCCGTTGCGCTTCCGATGCTTGCTCACGTCCGAGTAAACGTCCATGTGCTTCACAATTTCAGCCATCATCTTGTCAGCGGCCTTTTCCTTCCTCTTGATGTTCGCCACAACGGCCCCCTCGGCCTCGGCCGTGATAACGTGGACATCCACGGGCCGTGTCTGGCCGAACCGCCAGCATCGACGGATGGCCTGATAGAACCGCTCATAACTGTGCGACACTCCAACAAACACCATCTGCGCGCAATGCTGCCAGTTCATGCCGAAGCCCGCAATGGCAGGCTTGGTCACAAGCACACGGATCTCGCCTCGGCTGAATCCGAGCAGGGCGTTTTCCTTGTGTTCCATGCTGTCTGATCCCTGAACCTGTACGGCATCGGGGATAGCCTTCGTCAGCGCTTCGCTTTCGGCATTCAGGTCGCACCAGACCAAGCATGGGTCCGTGCAGTTGTTTGCGATCCGCGTCGCGCACTCCACGCGCTCAGGCATGCTCGCCCGACGCGCCGCGCGTTGATCGGCCAGTGTCCGGGCCTCCATGACGAACAGGAAGCCGGGCACTGGCCCGCTCTTGATTGTCCAATCGTGGAACTTGATCGGCGGCAGATTGAAGCCGCGATTTTCGTATCCCAGGTCGGCCGGCTCACGCAACGCCACGGACCACGTCCCCATCCAGCGCCAGAACGATTCCTCCGCGTGACCCTTCAGACGCCACGAATGAACGCTGTTTCCGTCCTGCCGAAAGAACATGGCCAGGATCTGCTTGCCCGTCAAGATCTCAAGGAACTCTGAATGATTGGCAAGCTCCATCAAGTCATTGGGCGCGGGCGTGGCCGTGCAGCCGAGGCGATACGGGATCGATCGCGCAAAGCCCGTTACCATCTTGCGGAACTTCCCATCAAACCCCTTGAGAATGCTCGACTCGTCAAGGACGATTCCGCCGAAGTCGTCAGGGCTGAAATGGTGCAATCGCTCGTAGTTCGTGATCGTGATTCCGGGCGACAGGTTGCCGCCGTCCTTGGATATGGTCACGTCCACGCCAAACTTGACGCCCTCTTGAACGGTCTGCATCGACACCGCCAGCGGGGCCACGATCAGGATGCGCTTCCCTGAATCAAGGTGGATCTGATTGGCCCAATCAAGCTGCATCGGAGTTTTGCCAAGTCCGCATGATGCGAAGATGGCCGCCCGGCCACGACGCAATGCCCATCGCGTGATGTCCTCTTGAAAGTCAAAGAGCATCGGATTCAACTCTTCAACTTTGATACCGGCGTCCGCAGTCGCCGCGCCCTTCCCCGCAAGAAACTCTCCATACTCCATCATCGGCCCTCCGTTTCAGCCAGCGCCTTGAGACACTGCTCTCTCACGGCCATTTCCTCGTTTGACAAGTGGTCAATGCCATATTCAGAATTGGCCGCGTCCATCGCCTCCTTGGCCATCGGTATCAGTTTCAGCAACGCCTCCCGCAGCTTGGCGATCTGCGCGGAATGGAAGTCGTATTGACCAAGTAGCCACCCCGTATTGAACACGCTTATCTGCTTACCCGAGCGGCACGCCCTCTTGATCTCCACGATCCGCTTTTCCGTGTCAGTCATCGACCCTCTCCCTTACCCAAACACTCGGCGGCACGTATACGCCCTCGCCCAACCGATCAAACTCGCACCACCGCAGCCAAATCGTCTGATACACGTTTCTCCCCAACTTCGGGATTCTGATTCTCACCCAAGCGCCCGATATCTCCGAGGTAACGACAACCCCCATGCAACGATCCGCCTTCACATAGACCCTTTCCCCAGGCTCGGGCCACGGCTCCCACACAAAGGACATGGCGACGAAAGCGGCCGCGGCGACGGCGACGGGCACGGCTACGGGATGATTACGCATCATCGCCCCTCTCCTTTTTCTCTCGATTCAAAATCAACTCCAGTCGCCGGGCCGTTTGGTGGTCTGGAATAACGAACAACTCCCTCCCGTCTTCTAGTGCGATGTTCCCCCAGCGTTTTCCATGTCCGCAGCAACTTGCTTTAGTCATCACTCCCCCAGCGTTTAACGCCGCTATCACAGAGGCAAGGCAACGCTCAATGTCTCGCACACTGCCCCCTATTGGCATGGGGACGTGTTTCCGGCTTGCATCACAAAAGGCGCACGAGTTGACGTCAATCTTCACGCTCTTCATCTTGTTCCCCGAACAAGGCCACGAGCACGCCCTTGCAGCGGTCGATAGGTGCTGCGTGGGCGATCACCCATGTGTGGTGCAACGATCTGTCTGTATCCCACACTGGCGGAATGCCCAACACATCTTCAAGCGCCTCGGCGAACGCCTCCCGCTTGTCCTCCGGCAACGCATCCTCAGCCTCATACGCCGCCGCGATCTTGGTTGAGTAAAACTTGAACTGCTTGACGTGTTTGACGACTTCCCCTTTTGTATCCACCACGTCATATTCACACTGAATGTCACCATTGACTGCCTCAGCCACCAGCGTATCCGTCTCCGGCCCGGCCTCCAGCGCCATGATCTCAGCGTGTGTCATGGTTTTTCCTCCTTGTGTACAGCCAGCACCGCAGCGGCGAGGGCGGGAAGATATGCGTTATCTCGCCACACGTCCTTCCCGCCGAAGTAGAAAACCACTTGGCCTACGCGCCACTCGATTGACAGCCCAACGCCCATCTCTTTGGCTTTCGCCTCCAGCCACTCCCGCAGCGCCTTCTCGATCAGGGACTGGGCCTCAAAGTCATCGTACCCGTCGAGTTCGCGCCAGTCGTCTTCGTCTGCGCTGCCTTCAGAGAGTGCGTTGATCTCCAGCCAAAGCACCCCGCCCTCACCGGACATGCGGAGCCTTGTCTTTGGGTCACTGTTTGAGGCCCACTCCACCGGCGCGATCTCCAGCGCCGCCTTCACCTCGTCCGTGTACCAGTCGCTCATTCCTCCGACCTCCTATCCGGCCCGTTCAAGTCCACCTGATGATACGACCCAAGGCGGGACGCGATACGCGGTTCCCACGCCTTGATCTCGTCAATGCCCATGTTGCTCGTGACGATGGTCGGACGCATCGAGTTGTACCGGCCCCCGATCAACGTGTAGACGACACTGAACGACCATTCGCTTTTTTTCTCCGCGCCCATGTCGTCAAGGATCAGCGCTTGCGCGTGTGTGACCGGCCAGAGCAAAGACGCCTCACTTTCTCGCCCGTCGCCACGTTCCCGGCTGAAACTCGCCCTGATTCCCTCGAGCAGATCCGGCAAGCTCACAAACAGGGCAGATGTTTCCATGGGTCGCACGTCCCCCCGTCCCATGGCCTTTTCCGCGCGTCCACCGTTGATCCACTTCCGCAGGATCGCCACGGCCAGCCGCGTCTTACCCGTGCCCACAGGCCCCGTGATGAAGTAACTGTCCACCTTGGCCGGGTCGCCCACTTGGTTGCGGATCGTGGGCGGGAAGTCCTTGGCATAGGCGTTGAGGAAGCGGGCAGGGACGTTGAATTGTGCGAGGTTGCGTTTCACACGTTCTCCCCGTTCAGGGTCATCAGCAGCGCCTTGCAGCGGTCGAGCGGGGATGCGTGGGCAAAATCCCAGTAGTAATCCGGCCCAAACGCCCGGTCAGGAACGGTCATCTGTTTCAAGGCGTCTGCATAGAGTCTCCGCTTGTCCTCCGGCAACGCCTCCTCGGCCTCATACGCCGCCGCGATGTCCCTCGAATAGGGACGGTAGACTTCGTAGCTCTTGACGTAGTGATCCTTCAGCCAACTTTCAGGATTGCGCTCAAGTGTTCCAGCCAGCCAAGCCTCGGCCTCGCGCTTTGACCCCGCCATGTAGCAGAACGCGCCAGGATCGTCAGGCCCGTAGACTCTCCACGACAGCACTGGTTCAATCTCGCGCGCTTTCCCGACCAGCGCATCCGTCTCCGGCCCCGCCTCCAGCGCCATTATTTCAGCGTGTGTCATCCTCCGTCCCTCCCCATGACTCGGTTCCACGCGTTGATCGCGCCACGCTCGGTCATGCGAAACGGCCCGACCAACAGACAACTAAAACACCGAACGCTCCATTCCGTGTGGCCGTCATTCCAAAAAGGCATCAGCTTGGGCCTCTTCCCACATCGGCACCGCGCGATCTCCGGCAGCAGCTTGGGATGGGTCATTTTTTGTCCTTCCACGTAGCCCTGTGCATGTCCCAGTCCCGAAGCTCGCGCTTGAGCGTGCTTAGTGTGTCCGCAGAGACACGGCACGACCGAAGGTGACCCACGATGATACGCGCCATGTCAGCGGCGTATCCGTCGGCCGTACGAATGATCGTCTTCGCGTCATTGATGGCGCGTTTCATATCGTCCCACGTGTTCATCCTCACGCCCTCCTAAAAAGCCAGGTGTTTCTCTTCCTCCGGTGTCGCCAATGGTCCATCGGTCCGGACCGTCACGCCGTGCTTCTTGTATGACGGCGTCTCGGGATTCGCGCCAATGGGCGGCGTCTTGGGGCCGTCCTTCTTCCGCCCGTCTTTCCCGCTGAGGCGGTCAGCGATCTCCCATGGCTTGTCGCCGGGCTCACACTTGGCGACTTCGGCCGAGACAGGGCCGTCTCCGTAATGGCCTATGGCATCGGAGAGGCATTGCCAGACCTTGGCCTTGTCCCCGATCCACTTTGCTTTTGAACAGAACTGCTTGACGATCATCGGCAGGGAGGGATGTTCGCCTTTTCCCCCTTTTACAGATACAACTGTAGATGGAGATGTAACTACAGATGGAGAGCATTGCTCGGGGGATGCGCTCGCATTGCGTTCGCATTGCTCCCACCTTGCGTTCGCACTGTCGCGGGCTTTCTCGCGCCGGGCCTTTTGCTTTTCGGCCTCTTTCCGTAACCCCCCTGATATAAGGTACTTGCCGCGCTTCTTGAGCAGGGGCATGGCCGGAGACATGATCTCTGCCCACACGGCCGCGAACTTTTCCGGGTCACATCGTGTCGCAATCTGCAAAACAGTTTGCTCGGACTTGATCCGAAATTGCCCAGGCGTGTGACACCAAATCCAGTTCAACAAACGATGATATGCCGTGTACGCTGCGTCCGATAAATGGAGCGTGTGACTGTCCCATTTGTCGGGATAGAACTGGTAGGCGGGGGCGCGGTTCGTCATGGCCGTCTCCCAAAATGAGACGCCCCAGACCGCAATACCCTATGGGGTGGGCACGGAATCCTCGCGGAGTTCCAGGTCTGGGGCAGTTCTACGATGGGGAGTCCCATATTCATTGCACCTGCATCCTACCATATTCGGGGCGGCGTGTCAAGGGGTCCAATGAGTGAGGACAAACGCGACCGCAAGGCCTGTCGATGTCCCCAGGACGGACCCCACGATGATGACGATTGCGATGTACATGTCACGGCTCCTTTCAAAGACATGGGCGCGGCCGGCCGGAATCGAACCGACATCTCCGAGCACAACGGGGGATCAATCCCGCCTCCGTCTCGGCGTGTGACCACAGTTACCCGTGCACAGGGCTGACGCTTACACCGCGGCCGCTCCCATAATCACGCTCCACCGTTCCCGGAGTTCATCCCGCAGTCCCGCTGGTACTCCGATACGATCAGGGCAAGCGTCTGGGTTTCAAGGCACGCCATGGGATTGACCTTTGCCATGAGAATATAGACGCCCGCGATTCTATCCCAGAGCGCTTCTGGACACGTTTCCACGCCTAGCATTGTAGCGGCCATTTCGCAGAGAATGTGCTGATTGGTCGTGCTCATGTTCACGCCTTCCCCTCCATCAGATTCAGGTACTCGGCTACCACGTCCACGCCGCCCACAAGGACGAGCAGCAGCGGCGACCACTCCATGATGTAATCCCATTGCTCGGGCCGTACAGTGTCGCCGGTCCCGATGCCCTTGCACTCGACCTCAAAGTGCAGGCCGTTGACCTTGCACTTTATGTCGGGCACGCCCTTGTCCCCTCGGACGTGGCCGGACTGATGCGTGAACCAGACTTGCCCGCCTCGGCCCTCGACCTCTTGCCGGATAAGGCGCATCATTTCCTTGTGGTACACCTTCAGCGCGTCCCCCAGGGCAAGCGCCAGGGCGCGGCGGACGTGATAAGGGGCCTTGGAAAGGTTGATGCTCATTGGCCGTGTTCCTTGTCGCCCTGTTCAATCCAGTGGGTCACAAGATGGTCAAATAGCGCGCAAGCGACAAACGACGCGCCAAGCGAAAGGGCACCCAACAAAATGTCGCCATTGAACAGGCGGATCAAAGCAAAGGCATACAGCAGCAGAAATAGAATTGCCACTCTCCACAACTGGGCAGTGTCAGTCCTCAATCGTTGCCCTCCCCCTTGTCCGTGGCGTCCATGTGCAGGACGGAGGCAAGCGACAGCTTATCGGCCGGGATCTGGTACGCCCACGCGCTCCGCTTGCCATCGTGGCCCTCGACCCGCATACACTCGATGGTCACGCCATTGGCCCGAAGCTCGGAGATGTCCGTGCTGATCGCGCATCGGTTATAGCGGCGGCTCAGTTCCCAACTTGTATGCCAGCACCCATCGGTCAGCGTGTTGAGAATCTGCTGAAGGCGTGGGCTGTTTTCAAGTCGCGCGGCGTTCATCGTTTGCCCTTCACAGGCCCTAGAAACCCCCCAGGGCCGACTACCCAGCCCGCGGGCGGGTCAAGGGGCCGATAGGCCCCGCCGAGATCGGCCCCGCGGAGATAGGCCCCGCGGAGATAGGCCCCGCTGAGATAGGCCCCGCTGAGATCGGCCCCGCTGAGATAGGCCCCGCCGAGATCGGCCCCGCCGAGATCGGCCCAGCTGAGATCGGCCTTATCCGCCGTGACCATCGCCAGCGCTGCGCGGGCCTCGGGGTACATGGGCAACAGCGGCCAGCCCAGCGTGACCTCGCACATGAGGCGAGCGCACTTGAACGCGGCCTTGTCTTTCTGACAGCACGCGATGCCTCCGCCCTCCGCGACGAAGATGCGACGGTTGAGGCGGTCCCCCGTGCTCTTAGGCACCCACGCAAACAGTTTCCGAGCGCGGATCAGGTGGAAGCCACGGTTGCAGCAGATCGGATCGCCGTCAATCTCGTGCCAGTCGCCGGGCGTCCAGGTGCCCTCGTCATCCTGCGTCGGGAGCGTCCAGGCCAAATCTCCGCCGTTGCACGCGCGGCCCTCCGAGTTGAGAATCTTGAATAGCATAACAGATCGCCCTTTCAGAATGGAGCTGTCCACTTGCACGTTTCCCAATTCACGGGATCGTCGGCAAACTCGATGATGTTTTTCAGATGGTCGTCGTGGGCGTCTTCCAGGCGCTCACAGCCCATCTCATTGCGGCACAGATCCCGCACCTTGACCGGCATGTCGTCAAGATTGATGCCGCACGCGATCATGCTTTGGGCAAGGATGCGCTTGGCTTGCCCGAGCAGGCTGTCATCCTGCGTGGCCTCGGGCTTTGATGCCGCGCCCTTTTCCCCGTCCGGGTCACTGTCCCACCAGAAGCCATCGCAGGCCTTGTCCTTGCACTTCCACGCCGGCCGGGCTTTCTTTGTCCGTGTCCCGGCCTCGATGTCGGCCTTGTCCTTGGCCCGGTCCGGCCGGTTGTCCCACATGGGACCGGCGCAGTCTGGACACAGAAGGCCCTCGGCTGATCGCTTGGGCTCCGGCTTGGGTTTCGATGCTGCCGGCTTCTTGGCGGAGGCCTTGCCCTTGGCCGGGGCCTTGCCCCGTCCCATCTGGCCTTCCCCGTCGTCATCTTCGTCGGCGCAGATCCCCACGATAGCGGCCAGCCCGTAGCGCCGGCCGTAGGTGATCGCGCTCCCGCACGATTGCGGGTCGGGCGGCTTGAGGTTGCCTTGCTTGTCAACACGCTGCGTCGGCAAGGACAGCCTGCCCCGAATCCACTGGCCAGACCTGTGCAGCAACGTCGTCACGATTATGACGTGTCCGGGCAACGCGGCCTCGTCCGTGGTCTGGACAACAGACAGCCCATTGTCCGTGAGCAGTTCCCGGCAGGCGTCCCAAACGGCGTTGATGGATGCAAAGCGGCTGTGATAAAACGGGTTGTCAGAGTCAATGACGGCAGGCTTCAGGGCCGCTTGCACCTTGACCATGGCGAGCGCGATCTGGTCCACTTCGGGGCTCATGTCCATCAGCGTATCCTCACTGTGCGCTTGTCCGAGATGATCTCGACGCCGGGGACGGCCTCGCCCGTTTCCTTGACGTGCTTCTTGATGGCCGTGCGGTCGACCTTGACCGTGGCGACGATGGCCTTGAACGCTTCCGGGACAGCGCCTTCATTGACGACGATGCATGACATGGGGCACTTAGCCAGCGTGATCGTCAGCTTCTCCCCCTTGATCTTGTCCCGGCCGATGGCCTCCATCTCACGCTGCAAATACTCCGCGCATCTGGCCGCCTTGTTCGTGGCGGCCGTCGCCCTGGCCGTCATGCGCGTGGCCTCGGTATTGAACATCTCGGCGGTGGCCTTCTGATGGCGGATGAACTTGGCCACGTCCTCGGCCTTGGACTCGAAGTCGCCTTGGGCCTGCGTGATCCGGTCAAGGTCAAACTCGTCGCTGTACTCTTCCGAGGCCATTTGCTCCATGTGGCCCCGCATAGCCACGCCGTATTCGTAGAGATGTCCGCTCATTCCTCGCCCTCCTGAGTTTCAAGGTCAACGGGCGCGCCGTCACATTCAAGGCCGTAGACGGGCTCCTCTTTGACGCCCACCTTCACAAACCGACAGCCTGCGCCCTCTGCGATGTCGTCGCTACCCCAGAACGAGGCGATCAGCTCCAGGGACCGGACTACTACGCCTTCAGGCGCGTCAACTGCCAGGCTGTAGTGGTAGCTCACCTGCCGGCATTCAGGCTCGACCCTCGCCTTGCCAATCTGCATAAACCCGCCCCGTGAAAGCGCCGTCCGCAGGGGCATAACGTCACTGACCCGCTTCGGATCGCAATCCAATTCTACACAGCCTGTCACGGCTGACATCGTGATCCGCAGGCCGCCGGCAAAGGGTACGCCGGTAATCGCTTTGCCGGCCGCCAGGGCAACCGGCTTGCCGTCCGCAACGCGCTCTCCGAACCGCTCAAGGTCTTTCCCTGCGACCTCCAATGCGCGCAGGGCCAAGGCAACCCCGTCAACCATCCCTGCTGCAACCTTCGTGTTTTCTGTCATATTCTTCGCCCTCCTCTTCCGGCTCTTCCGTGATCGGCTCGTACAGGGCCGCCAACGCACGCGCGTTGATAAGGCCCTCTTTCAACAGATGCTCTTGGCAGCGGCGGTGTTCGTCCTCAGCCACTTGGTCAAGCTCGGCCTGGATGGTCGGGTCATACGCGAAGCGGATGGGGTCAGCGTATTCGGTCATGGCTTGGGCTCCGGGACGGTGAGGCGACGAAGTTCGTGGCGGCTTGCTTGCGCCCAGTCCCCGGAGTTGCAGCCAGCGTTATCAACCGTGACAACCAAACAGGACTCATCACGGAATGTCTCCATCACGACTCCAGGCAGGCTGTCCCGCAACAGAAGAACCGCGTCACCGGGCTTGATCTCGCAGGGTCCACCGACGCGGGCAAGGTCGGACGTGTTGGCTGATCCAAAGCCACGCAAAAAGGCCGTGTCACCATCTATCGCAACCAACAGCCACCATTCTTCCACGTATCCCCCGATTGTTACCACGTCCCCCGGCCCGATGGGCACTTCCGGCGGCGGGGGCGGCGGGTTGGGCATGTCGGGAAGGTTGGACTCGGGGATGTTCCACTCATTGCGGAGTTGTTCGGCAAGTCCTGCGAACGGCATTGAGACGATGTTTTCGCCGAGGCTTGACCGTTCCGTGTACTTCTCAAGCTGACTGATGATGTCCTCCCGCGTTGCCGGTGTTCCTTTCATCCGTGCGTCCTCCTATGCAGGGCCATGATTTTCCGACGCCGGGCCAGCTTCCTAATGGCCGCGACCGTGGGGCTTGAAAACGGCACCGCGTCATCGTCATCGTCCATGTGACTCAAAAGTTCATTTGCAACCGCCCTGAAGACATCCTTTGTCCAAGGCTCTGTGACTCTTCCGGCCATCATGATCGGCTCCTTTATCCTGCGGCCTCGCCCATGTCTGCGGCGGCGGGGGCGTTGGCGATGTGGTTATCAACTCGTGAATGGCCCCCGTCCGCCGCTTTCCATTCGCGCCAAAGATCACGCAGCATACGTTTTTCCATGTAACGCTGCGCGCGTCGATGCGCGTGCATCGGAGTCATATCGGGCGCGCGATCCAACTCGTATGCCTTCCGTGTCAGGTACACTTCCCGGTATTCCGCGCCCTGCTTGACAAGCGCGTCCCCAAGCGTGAAGATGGCCGACCGCCTACGCGGACTGTATCCCAGAGCAACCCAATCGTCCGCCTTCATGTCATCCTCTTTGCAAGGGCGCGACCGGAGCGTTGACGGGGCCTTGCCACGGAACACGGACAGACCCATGCGCTTCCACAGCTTGCCGGGGTTGCCGTACTTCGACAGGTCGCCCACCTCGCCCACGATGATCGCAAGGCCCAGGTCGCCAAGGCCGCGTTGCGCTTCGACCCACGGCCAGACCGGAAGCGCCCGCGCCATCTTCCGCATCTGCTTCTCAAGGCCCTTGCAAAACTCCACTTGCGGCAAGACCGCAGCCGCATCCTTCAGACAGAAAGGGGTCACGGCCTCGGCAACCGTGACATGGGTATCATCAATGTCGAGGCCTTTCTGAATGGCCGTGACCATCTTTTCTGCCTGCCGGTTGATCTTGGCCCGTTCCTTTTCGGTCATCCCAACCTGGAAGCCCAGCGCGCTCCGCACGATTGCGCGCGTGGCGTTGTTAATTCGGCCGATCGTGCGGATCGTGGCGACGCGGTGAGCCTGTAGCGTGCGCAGATCGTCGATGGGAAGGGGGGCGCGGTCCGAATGGATATCAGGAGTTCGGTGGCCCCCCTCTCCATCGGCGTTTGAAGGCGTGGGCAGCACTTTCATGGATGCCAGGCTCGTGGTGGCCTCCGCCTTCTCATTCGTGCGGGCGGACTCGGCGTCTTTGGATGTCACGATCAAGGTGGCCCGCCCGCTATCAGGTTCAGGGACGCGCACTGTCTCAATGGGTTTCGAAGTTAGGCTGGCGCATCCCTTTTTTGCTTTGTTCTTGGCCATCTTAGTTCTCCTTGCGACGGCAGGCAACCATCATTCGGATTGCACCTTGTCCGTGGCCCGCCGTCGCGTTATGGTTATGGACAGGCGTGCCGGCGCTGGTTATCAAATCACATACGGCCTGTCCGTTCAGTTCGCGGAGCGCGGCACAGTTGACATGGACGGCACTGTGGCGGTGGCCGCGCTCCATCAGATCAAGCTCCTACCGCGCCGGAAATGCGGGCATCAGCAGTATGGGCGTCACATCGCGAATGGCCATCGCCTTCCGGCGCGTGGATCGTTATCAAGATGGCCGTCAACGAATCGGCCGTGTGCTTCCTGCGGACCGTGATCGTCCGCGTCTTGAGCGTCTTGGCGACTGCCGATTCAAAGGCAATCCGACGCATCCGGCCGCCGATGGCAGCCTTGTGGCCTTCCGTGGATTCGGCCAGATCGTCACGCGTACAATCGCCCAGGCACTTTTTCCCGACCATGTACGTGTCAAGGATCGTGTTACGGGCCGCCTCGGCAGCGGCAGACAGCGAGTCAAGCCCGCGCGTGCAGATGTTCGTCAGAGTGCGCCGGCGCTGATACCGCGCGTCCTCAACGGCCTTGTATACTGC